GGCAGTGTATAAGGGAGGATTTTCCGCAACGATTATCACACAGACGGAGAATAACTCCAAAGAGATGATTAGGAGGATAGATTTTATCCTCAGACTCCTGCCTAAGTGGTTGATATATGACAATAAGGCCAGGGATAAGGAGGAACAGAAGAAACAGAATATTACCGGTATGTATTTTGAAACTAGCAAACAGGAAATTATTATCTTCCGGTCAAATGGAGAGCCTTCCAGAATTACCGGAGCTACATCCTCCGCTGCTGCTGCACACGGTTTTACAGACAATATTGTCATGATGGATGAGTGGGCCATGCATCCAGAAGCTGATGAGATATGGGATGCTGCCTTCCCGACAATTAACCGACCAACAGGTGGTAAGGTAATAGGTATCTCTACCGGCCGCCGCGGCACTCTCTTTGAGCAGATTTGGAATGATGCTCATTGGGAATACGGTGGCGAAAGAGGTGCTGGCCGGAATATGTTCAAAGGGATATTCCTTCCCTGGCATGTTGACCCGAGAAGGACAAGGGAATGGTATGAACAGACAAAAAGAAACCTTCCCAATTACAGAAGTCAGTATCCTGCAACTCCCTCAGATGCCTTCTCAGCAGGCTCCGGGGCTGCTTTTCCTGAATGGGACCCGACTATCCATGTACCATACGGGAAAGAGTGGTATCCGCCTGGCAACTGGAGGATTGTCCTTGCCTATGACGGCGGGTATAACCAGGCAGCTGCCATGTGGTTTGCCATTTCTCCAGATGGCTGGGTAGTGGCCTTTAGAGAGTATTATCCGTCTTATTTGACTGACCCGGAACAGGCGGCCGATATGAAAAGCCTGTCCAGGGATCCGGATGGAGTACCGGAACAAGTAGATTATATGGTGGCTGATACCAGTTGCTGGTCAAAGAATCAGGGTACCGGTGAATCCACCATAGAAATATTTGAGAAATATGGACTCCGGCCCTGGCGACAGGCAGATAAGGACAGGATAATGGGCTGGAAACGACTGCACGAATGGCTGACACCACTGAAAGATGAAGATGGCAACTATATCCTGGATAGAGAAGGCCGGCCAATGGTAAGGTTGAGATTTACCGCTGCTTGCAGTAATTTCATCCGGATAATCGCAGGTATAAGGGCTCATAAGAATAAGCCGGATGATATTGAAGATGGCCAGGAAGATCATTTACTGGACTGTTGCCGGTATTTTGTGATGAGCCGGCCGCGGCCACGAATGTCCGAGAAGGAAAAAGAGGCAATGGAAGAAGCCAGGAGAAAAAGAATTATGCCCCGTTCAAAAATAACCGGTTACTAACCACTTGCATTTTTTTGAAAAAAATGTTATTCTCTAAGTGAGGGTATGTGTATGCAATATTTTAAATGCAAAAACTGCAAGAAATTGTTATTTAAATATGATATACACGTAGGAGAGGTTGAAATAATTTGTACCAGGTGCGGTAATAAAAACCGGCTGGAAGCAAGGCTAAAGCCGGAGGTTAAAGTTACGATAGTTAAGGAGTAGAGCCGCCTGACGGTTATCTCCTGAAACTAAATAAATCCGTGAGGCTCATGAAGCCCGTCTGAAAGGAGCAATCCTTTAGGCGGGTTTTTGCCTTTTAAGGGGGAATAAGTATGGCAATGAATATGCCGCCAGGGGGCGGAATGGCAGGAGGAATGGCCGGTGGTGGACAGCAGCAGATAGTTAATCGTTTAAGGCAGATGGATCATGAAGAATTAGTAATGCTGGCCTTTCAGTTGATTATGAGATTACAGGAAATCGAAATGCAAATACAAGGACAGGCAGGTGGAGGACAGCCTCCAATGGGGTGATAAATAATGCTGATAAAAACAGATACAACATTGGAGCAAGAAGCTAAAGAACTATTTACAGAACAGATGACAATATTCCAATACTATGACAGTTACCGTAAGCAATATGATGAAATAGCCCTGGATTGTTATAAAAAATTTGTTGGATATAAGGAAGAATCGGAGGCAGACAGGCTTGCCCGTGAAAGAGGAGAGGTTACCCGGTCGAATCTCCATATACCGAGGACTTATCAGATAATTGATACTATTAGGTCCAGGATAGTAATGACCTTCTTTGGCCATTACCCGTATGTGGAATTTTCTCCCCAGCCTACTCATCTGGATAGGTTTTCCATGCAACTGGCTGAGGACAAGGCTAAGATTGCCTCTGCCCTGGTAAACGAACAGCTAAAGAAGAACAATATCGCAACCAGGTTTTATGACTTTGTTACTTCCCTGCTTACATTCCCAGCCGGCTATCTGGGTGTAGGCTGGCGGTATGAACAGGCATATGTGAAAAAAAAGGTACCTGCTCCGGAGATTATCCAGACAACCTTTGGGCCTTATTATACCGGCAAGACTGTTTACCAGGTAGTAGAAAACCTGGAAACTATCTGGGATGATAATGAAATTGTGAATATAGACTATTTTGATTTCTGGCCGGACCCAAAGGCTACAGATTTAGATGATTGTCGTGGAGTATTCCAGAGAGAGTTTGTCACCTTTGATGAACTCATGCAGATGTTGGAGTTTTACAGGTATCTGAATGAAGGAAACATATACATCCAGGACCCCGAGGAATTATGGGAAATTCAGGGTACAAGCCTAGAAAGAGGCAGGGACTGGAGGTTATCTGAAACCGGTATTTCTTCCGGTGTTGACGTGTTTATCAATGCAACCGATATGCGGTTAAAGAGAAATACGGAGTTTGAATTACTGCACTATTGGGAGAATGACCGGCATACGATAACTGTTAACCGGCAGAAGGTTATTTATGACGGCCCCTCCCCGTACTGGAGACACAGAAAACTACCTTTCATAGCTGCAACTTATGAGAGACTGCCGAATCAGTTTTTTGGCATGAGTGCAGTACAGATAATATCAGATTTGCAGGAAGAAGAGAACACTATTCATAACCAGAGGACAGATAATGTCAACTTTATTCTCAATAAGATGTGGAAGGTAAGACGGGGAGCAGATATAGATGAATCAGAGCTTGTTTCCAGGCCATTTGGAGTAATTCATGTTGATCATCCTGATGATGTAAGTGAAGTACATGTTGCAGACGTTGCTGCTTCCAGCTTCCACCAGCAGAACATTATCTCCACCATAATGGAAAATACACTGGCTACACCGCCAGTAATACAAGGTGCCGAGAGTGGAAGCAGAAAGACGGCTACTGAAACATTGAAGATGACCGGCAATGCTGGAATGAGGTTTGATGTTAAGATAGTTCTGTTTAGGGAACTTGGCTTGAATAGGTTATGTATGTTGATGGACATGAACAATCAACAATTTATAGATGATAGAAGGCTGGTAAGGCTTAACCTGGTTGATACAGTTAAATGGCGGTCAATTGATCCTGGAGATCTTATAGGTGAATATGATTACCGGCCGGCAAGCCCGTTGCTTGACCCGGCGGTGAATAAGGAAGTCAGAAGGGAACAGTTGTCCCATATGTTGCAGGTACTGATACAGATGGGTGTACCGTTTGTGGATTACCATAAATTACTTGAAGAATGGCTGAGGTCGTTTGATATAGACAATACAGAGAAATTCATTATACCAAGAGAACAGTGGATGCAGATGCAGATGTATGAGCAGATGTTAGCTCAGCAGGCTGCCGAGCAGAATCAGCCTTCTGAGGTTGAACAGTCTGAAAATGCCATGATAGGCAGGGCTCAGGGCAGAAGGCCTCAGCAGGAAAGGCCTATATCAGAAAGGGCCTCCGGGGTGGTGAGGTAATATAGACAAGCAAAAGTTAGAGAGGAATAAGGCGATAAGGGTTGCATCAATGGCAAATACAGATGGTTGGAGAGATGTAGAAGAGTTTATTAAGAACAATATTAAACACCTGGAAACCAGATTATTCACAGAAGATCTGGAAAAGCCTGAGTTTGATAAAGTTCAAGCGAAAAGAGAGGCTTATAAAAGTGTGTTGGATTTTGTTCATAGGCGGATAGAATCAGTTCCGCTAGAATATTAAAGAGGGCATTTTTGGTGACCAGTTGGGCCAGATAACAACTGACAACCCACTGGGCATTGAGCAGGCCCCGGTTGAGAATATAGAAATACCGGGATAACCTGCGAAGATTGCCGCTAGAATATTAAAGGGGGTAAAACATGGGTATTTTTGGAGATGACCAGTTGGGCCAGGTAACACCTGACAACCCACTGGGACTTGAGCAGGCCCCGGTTGAGAATGTTGAGAATATGGAAATGCCGGGACAACCTGTGGAGATTGGTGTTGGTTTAGGGGAAGAAAATGCTGGTGTTGGCGAAGGTCAGGAAATCGTTGAAACTCAACCGGAAGAAGTTATAGAAAGTGTTGATGTTAATGACGATTTTGAGAGAAAAGCTGCTTATATAAGACAGAAGTTTAAGGGTGGACCAGAGGAACTTGAAAAAAGTATTAATGAACTTAGGAAAAAACTTGGCAGAGAGAATGAAGAAGTCCATTTTGAAACAACCGAAGATGTTGTTAACTATTATATCGAGTTGGAAAGGGAATTAGGAAGGACTTCTAACATAGATCAGACCAGGCAGGAGAATCAGCGTTTACAGCAAGAGGTTGAACAGCTAAGGAATACCATTAACCAGTTATTGCTGCAACGAGGTAATGCCAATTGGCCTATGCGTGACCCTGCTACTGGCAGATTTGTTTCACCTGCTCCATATCAGCAGCAAATGCAGCCACAAATGCCACAGCAGCAGGAAGTACAGGAAGAAGAATTAAAGTTTGATGACCTTTTTAAAGACATAAATACTGATACCTTTTTGCGTGAGTTTTATGAAAAAGGGCCACAGGCGGAAGATTTCCAGAAACTAATTATCAATGCTGCTGAAAGAATTGCAGACCATAAACTGAATCAGTTTGTCAAAAAGCAACAGGAAGAACAGCAGCAAAAGATGCTTGAAAGACAGCAGAAAGAAATGCAGGCCCGGTATCAATATACACTGCTTAAAAATCAGGCAGACAATATCAAGATGAAATATGGAGAACAGGAAATCGAGAAATACAAGGATAGCATGACCCGCTTCCTTGAAAAATATCCGTATTACCTGGATCCAGTGCTATATCCTAATGGCCTTGAAGTTGCTTTCATGGAAGCAAGGAGAGAGGCTATGGGTTATCAGGAGCAGCAATATATCCAACAGGAACAGCAGCAGTATAACACTGCTCAGAAGTTTGCTGCCAGGATTCCTAGATCTACAACTCCACAGAGAGTGAGTAGAGAGCCTTCTCCCGAAGAAAGGGAGAAGATGATGTTGTTTGGCACCCCTGAAAGGAAGGGGTTATGGGGCTAATCACAGGGTAAATATTGTGTCCCTGTGGTTGCCAGAAAAAACATTAAGAGAGGTGAAAAAACATGCCTAATCCAATTCATTACACAGGTCGTTATATATGGCAAGGTACTGACGGATCTCCAGTAACTACCTACCATATTGACACTGATCGCAGGGACATTGACATCAGCAGTGAAATAGCTATGCTGGTGCCGGAGGCAACTCCGTTTATGACTATTCTTATGAGAGCACGGAAGTTACCGGTAAATTCCACAGAGTTTATCTGGTATGATGACGGTGCTCCGAACTGGTATACCCAGATC